AACTAAATGTTTTTTATGAGATAGTCGGTGCCCTTAGAAATAAGGGGTTTTCACGTTCCAAAACTGTTAGGTGCAGAGCTCTACCGTTAAGCGGCGGTAATAAAATTCTGTGAATTCAGGGAAGCCCTCCGACATTGGGTAATCCTGAGCCAAGCCAGAAGTAGACATTCTGGAAGGTGCAACGACTAGAAGACGAGAGGTGACTCAGTATTTCTTCCAAGAGCGCAGAAAGCTTTCGAGCTATGAGATAGTCTGAACTGTATCGAATCGGTGAAGATACAGAATCAAAGGATAAAGAGCCTTTGAGATAACACATTGCCACATCCCGGTTACATAATCGAGATGGCTGTAGAGCCAGTGGTTGTTCACGATTTCAGTAAGCAACCCGGCCAAACTGTTCAGTTAGACCGTTAAGAGATAGCGGTCATTAAATCCCGAGAATTGCTGGAAGCCCTCCTTAATTGGGTAATCAGCAGCCGAGCCAACCTACAAGTTGGAAGGTTCAGAGACTAACTCCCGAGTGGCAACACAGTATTGGAGACACGAGAACGGGACAATTAGGTTTACTAATTGATGAGATAGTCCAACCTGCATCGATCGAAAAGATGTAGAACTATCGGATAAAGAGCCGATAGGGTAATACTTGTATCGCTTCTGGGGCAATCCTGGTAATAAGGATTCCAGAGAGCGTACGGCTGATCAGACACTTGGTACAGCATCTAGCAGAAACATTGTTAAGGACAAAGTCCTCGTCAACCTAAAAGAGTACACCGGTCCTGCTGATCCAGCAGCTCCAACTACTCCTTCAACATTTAAGGTTGCACGTGAGACTCTCTTAACAGCACAGCGTCTACTTTTAGACACTGGTAATCTCAACGTATTCCATCAGTCAATTGGGTTAATTAATGGCCCCATCGCTGCGTAAGTAGTGATTGCAAACAGGGTGAATTGCTGGGAACCCACCAAAAACGGGTAATCAGCAGCCAAGCCAACTCACAAGTTGGAAGGTTCAACGACTAGAAGCCGAGAGGAAACTCAGTAATTTGCTTCCACGAGCTCCCTGCTTCCTAACAAGGAAGATGAGATAGTCTCAACAATATCGATGGCAAAGATATTGAACCAAAGGATAAAGAGCCTTTGGATAAAGAAATGCATTGACCTTATTGGATGACTACAGACGTTGGAGAGATAGAGTCTTTGCTGACGAACTATTTAAAGCAGAAGCTAACGGACTTGCATCTTCAAGTGAAGGTGGTTACTACTTCCCTGGTGGAGCTGCTAAAGCAGCAGGTAACCCTGTTTACACATACGGTGCAGGGGTTTCAGCTAAGTTCGACGTAAAGACAGACCTACTTCAGGTCGTCAAGGATATGCGTAAGCGGAACGTACCTACGTTCAGCGATGGCTACTACAGATGTATTGCTGATCCAACAGCAATGATGCATCTTCGCCAGAACGACGCATTCAGAGAGATCGCAAGGTATGCCGGTAATGGCATGGTTAACCCCATGAACCCATCCGAGGCTCCTAATGCGAACTTCTTCCAAGGTATGGGTCCAGCTTATGGACAAGCTGGCTTCGTTGCCGGACAGCCTGTCATGCCGACAGGATTTTTGTTCGAAGGCGTAAGATGGTTCGAATCAACCAACTTGCCTGAGAAGACTATCAATGCAAATATTGCAGTTGACACAGCAAATGCTGGTGCTGCTAACTATACAATTGCTCCAATGTTGTTCTTCGGACCACAGGCAGTTGGTGTAGGTATTGGTGGTAACAACGCACAGATTCTTCTTAATAACAATGATGATTTCTCAAGATTCATCATTATGATTTGGAGTCTCTTTGCTGGTTTTGAAATTCTTAATAAGGACTTCATTACCGTTGCTTACTCATTCGTATATTGAGGAGGTAACTAATAATGGCTAAAAAGATATACCCCGGTAACTGGGTCACAAACTTAAGTAGTTACCAAGGTCAGCCAGTTGTGGCTTGCCCAGGTCGTGTTTACTATCACGTTGTTGGTTATGCACTAGTAACTTCTACAGGAGCTACTGAGTTTGCAATTACCATCCCTAGCCCTGATATGCGTGGCGACGATAAAGTTCGTGCCAACATCACAGGACTAACAATTCCAGCAGGAGCAAGCGTATACCACGTTGGTATTCGTGTTCCTGATATGCGTAAAGATCTTGGAGTCGGTACTGCCGCTTCTGGTCTAGTTGGTACTAACACAGACACAATTGCTGTAAAAGATGCTGCTGCTTCAGCGGCTGGCAGTATTACAACAAGTGTTGTTTCATCTCCAACAATTGCAGTTGCTAGTACAACTATTGCACCAGCATCTGCGAAGAAAGGAATCGTAACAGCAGCAGTTCTTTCAGGAGCTGAGACTCTTAAGGTCTATGTTCGTAATGCAGCGGCTAACGCTGCTGGAAGTGCTTTATCTTCTACACAAACTGGTGGTACACCAATCATCGTTGAAGTCTCATACTTCATAGACGATGAGGTTGCTGGATTGGATGATACATACATCCCATTCATCACAGAGACCTAAATTACTAGGTTTTCTCACTACAATAAGAGCATCTCTTAGGGGTGCTCTTTTTTTATTTATGGCGTTATATCAAAATCAAAGAAACGGTCAGGTTGTCGAGTTCATTGGACATCACGACAAAGACTGGGCAATGGTCAAGAATGCGACAGGCGTAGTTCAATACGTTGCTTTAGATGATCTTGTTTCTTACGAAGCAAACAAAGGTCGAACGGGTCAGAAGGTTGAACCAGTTGTCATGGAAGAGAAGGATGAGGATAAAATTCCAGAAGCTGTAATCCCATTAGATACAAGGCTTAATGTGAATGTTGCTACAGCAGAATCATTAGCAAAGCAAGTTAAAGGGATTGGATACGCAACTGCTAAGAAGATTATCGAACTCAGACTATCTCTACCCGGAGAAAGATTTTCAAAACTAGAT